ACATTAAAGCATTTAACAACGCTTGCTTGTGTTGGTAAGTATTAAGATCAATTAAAAGATATATCAATTAGAGTTCCTATTTATTAATACATCGCATTCATTTACATTGTGCGTATTTGTGTCGGATATGCAACACTGTGATATTAATGCAACACTATTACACGAATACAACTGTTAATATATTTCCGATAATTAAACGTTATCGGAACTATTGGTGGAATAGATGATCTTGTCTAGAGCTTGTCTATATTTTGGATAGCCACCCCCCCCTATACCCCATAAACCGCCACACATTTTATATATATATATACATGGGACTAGAGAACTCACTTTGAGCCACAGTCAGTTCACCACAGAATCTTCGCCACACACAAAATCGCTAACTCATAATGGGTATATCCCAAAAACAACCCACCACCTTTTTCTTTGCCTGACCAACCTTAATATAATATTAAAATACTACTAATAGTATATGAACAGATCAATGTACCAAGATGATGACGATAACGACTTTTATACAGCTAATGTAAAAGCAGTTGTTTATATTGAGAAAGATAATTCAATAACAGTTAAGTTCACAGGATTACAAAACAAAGAACACTCAGCAATATTTAGTTCTTGGTTAATGATGTTATTAAATATTGAGAATGCAATCATAAGCAATGAAAAGTCTAAGGCTATTCACTAATGACAACTATAACAGAAACAATAATTAACAGTGGTACAATACAATATAAGATTCCCTATTACCCCAGAGAAAAGCAAATAGAACTTCATTTCAATATGAAGAAATATCGCTGGTCAGTATTAGTCTGCCATAGAAGGTTTGGCAAAACAGTATGTATGATTAATCATCTACTAATGTCAGCACTACGTTCTACTAACAAAGCACCCAGATACGCCTACATAGCACCCACCTTTAAACAAGCTAAATCTATTGCTTGGGATTATATGAAACAATACACATCATTAATACCTAGTGTTAAGTTTAATGAAACAGAATTACGATGCGACTTACCAAATGGAGCTAGAATAACATTGTTAGGTTCAGAGAACTCAGATGGATTACGAGGTATCTATTTAGATGGTTGCGTTATTGATGAGTATGCAAACGTACAAGGTAAGTTATTTACAGAAATTATAAGACCAGCATTATCAGATAGAAAAGGATGGTGCGTATTTATTGGTACACCACAAGGAACTAATAATAACTTCTATGAATTGTTTCAACATGCTCAAGGGGATAAGCAATGGTTTCATTATAAAGCTAAAGCATCTCAAACAAATATAGTTGATCAATCAGAATTAGAAGCCGCAAAGAAAGTAATGGGTGAAAAGAAATACCTACAAGAATTTGAATGTGATTGGATTGCAAATATAGAAGGTGCTGTTTATGGAGATACCATAACTAAGATAGAAGATGCTAAGCAGCTAACAAGAGTTCCTTATGATCCATCACTACCTGTATCTACTGCGTGGGATCTAGGTGTATCAGATCATTCAGCAGTTATATTCTTTCAACAAATGGGAAGAGCAATTAATATAATAGATTACTACGAAGAACGTGGTCAAGGGTTACCGCACTATGTTCAAATGCTACAAACTAAAGATTACGTTTATAAAGATCATTTTGCACCACACGATATTGAAGTTACAGATTTTGGTAATGGCAAAACAAGACGTGAGGTTGCTTATCAATTAGGTGTAAATTTTAAAGTAGTTCCTAAGATTCCATTTGAAGATGGCATCCATGCAACTACAATGTTACTACCTAGATGTTGGATTGATACAGACCATTGCAAAAAACTTATAGATGCGTTAAGACACTACCATAGGAAGTTTATAGATAAGAACAGAATGTTTAGATCTAAGCCTGTACATGATTGGAGTTCACACGCTTGTGATGCTATGCGTTACCTTGCAGTTGGAATCCAAGAAATAAATACTAGACAATCTGCTCCGCAAAGTATAGCAGATAGTGATTATAGGATTATATAAATTATGGGATTCTTATCGCCAAAAATGCCAGCGTTGCCACCAGTGCAACCTTTACCTGAACCGCCTTCTACTAAATTAACAGAAGCAGAACAGGCAAAAGTAAAAGAAGAACAAGATGCAATTATTAGAAGACGTAAAGGTAGAGCAAGTACAATATTAACATCTCCATTGATTGACGAAGCAACAACAGAGAAGAAAACTTTATTAGGATAATATGGGTGGACCAATTCCAAATCCTTTTCAATCTAAACCATCAGCTCCTGCACCAGCTCCTGCTCCAGTAGCTGCAACAACCTATGCACCAACAAGTGCAGAAGTATCTCAAGCAGGTGCAACAGAAATGGATAACAAAGGAATTAAAAGAAGAAGACGTGGTAGATCTATGACTATCCTAACAGGATCTGCAGGCGTTCAAGAAGGTGCAACTTTAGGCACACCAACATTACTAGGGTAACATGGGTGAAACAGATTTAGTAAAAGATCTCTTAAAGAGATTTCATAAATTAGTTACAAAAAGACAAACTTGGGAAACGCATTGGCAAGAAGTGTCAGACTACATGCTACCAAGAAAAGCAGACGTAACTAAAAAAAGATCACCAGGTGATAAACGATCTGAGTTAATATTTGATTCATCTCCATTACATGCTGTAGAATTATTATCAGCATCTCTACATGGTATGCTAACAAACCCTGCAACACCTTGGTTCTCATTAAAGTTTAAACAATCAGATTTAATAGATGAAGATGCGGCTAACGAATGGTTAGAAGATGCTACAGATAAAATGTATGAAGCATTTAACAGATCAAATTTTCAACAAGAAATATTTGAATTGTATCATGATCTAATTACGTTTGGTACAGCAGCAATGTACATTGAAGAAGATGAAGAAGATATTGTTAGATTTTCAACAAGACACATTGGTGAAGTTTACATATCAGAAAACAATAAAGGTAAAGTTGATACAGTCTATAGAAAATTTAAATTAACAGCACGAGCTTGTGTACAGCAATTTGGCGAAAAGAGTTTATCTAAAACTACAAGAGTTCTTGCAACACAAGATCCTTATGAAGAAATTACAATCTTACATGTTGTTTATCCAAGAGATAATTATGATCCTAGAAAAAAAGATAACAAGAATATGCCATTTGCATCTTGCTATATTGAATTAGATAACAAACATGAAATATCACAATCAGGATTTAATGAGTTCCCTTATGTAGTACCACGTTATTTAAAAGCATCATTTGAAATTTATGGAAGATCTCCTGCAATGACTGCTTTACCAGATGTTAAGATGTTAAATGAAATGTCTAAGACAACTATTAAAGCTGCACAGAAACAAGTTGATCCACCTTTATTAGTTCCTGATGATGGATTTATATTACCTATAAGAACAGTACCAGGTGGTTTAAATTTTTATAGAGCTGGCACAAGAGATAGAATTGAACCATTAAACATTGGTGCAAATAATCCATTAGGTTTAAATATGGAAGAGCAAAGAAGAGGTGCTATTAGAGATGCGTTTTATGTAAATCAATTAATGATGCAGTCTGGTCCACAAATGACAGCAACAGAAGTTGTACAACGTAACGAAGAGAAGATGAGATTACTTGGTCCAGTATTAGGTAGATTACAATCAGAATTACTTAGACCATTGATTGATAGAACATTTGCAATATTACTTAGAAAGAAATTATTTAGACCAGCACCAGATTTTTTATCTGGTCAAGATATACAAATTGAATATGTATCACCTTTAGCTAAAGCACAAAGATCTTCTGAACTACAATCTATTATGAGAGCAATAGAAATATTTGGATCACTTGCACAAGTATCTCCAGTGTTTGATCATATTAATATTGATAACTTAGTAATGCACTTAGCTGACATCGTTGGTGTTCCTGCTAAAGTATTAAACTCTAAAGCAGAAGTAAATGCCATTAGACAAAAGAAACAACAAGAGATGATGCAACAACAACAAATGCAACAGATGCAACAAATTGCACAAGCAGGAGGAGCTGTAGCACCATTAGCAAAAGCATTACCTGAGGAGGCAAGAGCTTTAGTAAACCCAGAAGAATAAAAAAAAACGAAAGGAAAATAAATGGAAGATCAAGTAAATAAATTAAAAGAATATTATAAAATGGTTTTTGAATCTGATGATGGCAAAATTGTCATGACAGATTTAGAAAAGAGATGCCACTATAATGTTACCACCAACGTAAGAGGTGATAGCCATGAAAGTGCATATATGGAGGGACAACGCAGCGTTCTTCTATTTATTAAAAACATGCTGCTAAATGATAAACTAAAAGGAAAATAAAATGTCAGAAATACAGACAACTGAGGGAACTCAGCCTGTTGCTACTGCACAACCAACTACAACAGCAACAGCACAACCAATACTAAGCTCAACACAACAACCTCAAGAACCTACATCTGGTAAGACTTGGAAAGAAGCGATCTCTGAAGAATATAGATCTAATCCAAATATAGAAAAATTTACTGAATTAGATGCGTTAGCTAAAAGCTACATCAATGCAGTATCTATGATTGGTACAGATAAGATTCCTCTACCAGGAAAAACTGCAACAGATGAACAGTGGAATGAAGTATATAATAAATTAGGCAGACCAGAATCTGCTGATAAATATACTTTAGAATTTAAAACTGATGTTGCTCCTGTTGATGAAAATGTCATCAAAGGATTTGCACAGAATGCTCACAAGCTAGGTTTAAATAATAAACAAGCTCAAGGTATTCTAGAGTTTTATAAATCAACACTAGAAGGATCTGCAAAAGAAATGTCAGTTAATATGGAAGCTGCACAAGCATCCGCTGCTAATTCTTTAAGATCAGAGTGGGGTAAATCTTATGATGAGAATTTAAGAAGAGCTTCTAATGTTGCACAAACATATTTAGAACCAGAACTTCTAGATACGCAATTAAGAGATGGTAGTAGATTAGGAGATAATCCTAAAATTATTAAAGCATTCTCTAACATTGCTAATCTCTTATCTGAAGATCAAATTGTTGGATCAGAATCTGATAATATACTTCAAGGTAGAGATGTAGAAAAAGAAATAGAAGAACTAACAACTGATAGGCAAGGTGCTTATTGGAATAAAATGCACCCTAATCACAACAAAGTAGTTAATCAGGTGCTAGCATTAAGAGAAATGCTTACGCAATAATCTTATTGCAATCAATTCAAAATTGATGTATTGCGATTTCTAGGGAGATTTTTAATTAAATCTTCTTAGAAATTGTAAGACAATTCTATTAGAACCTTACTTGCCTGTTGGAAAGACAACCGACTAACAGTCGTTAAATGCAAGATAGCCTACCTCGGTGGTGGGGAACTTTCTGAAATAAACTTAAACTTAACTTAACAAAAGGAAATGACAATATGTCAAATCAAATAACAACTGCTTTTGTACAGCAGTACAGTTCAAA